CGGCGCGAACCTGCGCGGCGCGAACCTGGGCGACGCGGACCTGCGCGGCGCGAACCTGGGCGACGCGGACCTGCGCGACGCGAACCTGGGCGACGCGGACCTGCGCGACGCGGACCTGCGCGACGCGAACCTGGGCGAGATCCCCGACTACGTGCCCCGGGTACCTCAGCTTCACGTGCGCACGCTTGAGGCTATCGGGCGAGGGGCGCTCGACATGAGCACGTGGCACGGCCCGTCGGATGACGGGACACCCATCGTCGGCCCCGACGGGGGCTACTGCGGAACCACGCACTGCCGCGCAGGCTGGTACGTCACTCTCGCTGGGCAGGCTGGCCGCGTGCTCGAGGGTTGTCTCGGTACGCCCGTCGCTGCAGCGATGATTGCGCTCGCCTCGTCGCCCGAGCTTGAGGGCCGCGTACCTGATTTCTATTGCGACGACGAGACGGCTATTGCCGACATCCGCCGCGTAGCTGAACTGGAGAAGGCAAGCGCCGCCGCGAAGGCTGAGGCGTCGCCGTGACCATCGTCGCGGGGGCCATCATCGGCGCGCTGTCGGGGTTCTTCGGCGCGTTCGTCTACGGCGAAGTGGAGCGCCAGGTGATCGCCGCGCGGTTCGCTCGGCGCATGCGCGCGGAGATGCGCGGCGCTGGGAAGGGGTGGGAGTGATGGGCGCTGTCGACTTGAGTTACGAGGAGTTCCTTCGCCGCAAGGCGTCTGTTGCCTTGGCCACCGGAATCATCGACCTGCCAGAACTGAACCAGCACATGTTCGAGTTCCAGAAGCCGATCTGTCGCTTTGGACTGCGGCGCGGGCGAGCGGCCTTCTTTGGCGCGATGGGACTTGGCAAGACGCTCTTGCAGCAAGAGTGGGCTCGGGTTGTTGCCGAGCACACGCGTCGGCCCGTAATCATTCTCGCCCCGCTGGCCGTCGCAGCTCAGAGCGTCCGCGAGGGGGAGAAGTTCGGGATCTCCGTGAACCTGTGCCGAGACGGTAGCGACGTCCGACCTGGCATCAACATCACGAACTACGAGCGACTTCACAAGTTCGATCCCGCAACATTCGGCGGCGTTGTGCTCGACGAGTCGAGCTGCATCCGCTCGTACGACGGCAAGCTCCGCACTACGATCATAGAGTCGTTTGCGGGCACATCCTTTCGTCTGTCATGCACGGCGACGCCGGCGCCCAACGACTATGAAGAGCTCGGGAACCAGTGCGAGTTCTTGGGCGTAATGAAGCGCGTCGAGATGCTTTCAATGTTCTTCACTCACGACTCTGGAGACACGGGCACCTGGAGACTGAAGGGGCACGCGCGGACGGCCTACTGGAGGTGGGTTGCGACCTGGGCAGCCGTTTTTCGCAAGCCATCAGATCTCGGGTTCTCTGATGAGGGCTATGACCTGCCGGCTCTACACGTTCACGAGCACGTTCTCCCCGCGGAGCAAGCAGATGCGTTCGCGTCAGGCCGCCTCTTCGTTGATGATGCGCGCGGACTGAGCGAGCAGCGTCGCGCCAAGCGCGCGAGCCTCAGCCGGCGTGTAGCGAAAGCCGCCGAGCTCGTGGCGTCGGAGCCGAACGAGTCTTGGTTGGTGCTCTGCGAACTGAACGACGAGGGGAACGCTTTGGCGAAAGCCATCACCGGATCGGTGCAGGTAGCTGGCTCAGACTCGATCGATGAGAAGGAGGAGCGACTACTTGCCTTCGCCGACGGCAAGTTCAAAGTGCTGATTACCAAGTCGGCGATTGCCGGCTGGGGAATGAATTGGCAGCACGCTGCGCGCATCCTGTTCGTGGGCGTAACGAACAGCTACGAACAGTTCACGCAGAGCATCGGCCGACTGCATCGCTTCGGTCAGAAGCGCGAGGTGCACTGCCACGTGATTCTTGGCGAGGCAGAGGGAGCCATCCTGTCGAACCTCAAGCGAAAGCACGAGTCAGCTGTCGAAATGACCACAGAGATGAGCAGGTACGTGAGCGAAGTTGTGCTCGCCGAAGAGCACACGGCATCGTTTCGACAGCTCGCGCCATACCGGGCGTCGGTGCCGGTCGCGTCGCCCTCGTGGGCACGAGGCGCGCGGTGACCGAGCTCTGGCGGCCAATCATCGACGGCGACTACGCCGTGTCCTCGCTTGGCAATGTCCGACGTGAGAAGCCTGGTCGCAAGACGTGGCCTGGTAAGATCCTGCGATCCCACGTGCTGCCGAAGGGCTACGTGCAAATCATACTCTGCCGGCAAGGCAAGCCGCGTAACTACTACGTTCACCGCTTAGTTGCCGAGGCGTTCTTGGGGCCCGCGCCCGTTGACCACGAGGTCAACCACATCGACGGAGTGAAGGCCAACAACGCGCTGGCAAACCTCGAGTACGTCACTCGCTCTGAGAACATGCAGCACGCGCACGATACCGGCCTCATCGCGAAGCGCCCGTCGCGCGCCAAGGCTCGCGTACTGAAAGGCCGATCTCGAGGCGCCAACCATTGGACGAGGTTGCGACCGTGCGATGTGCCCCGAGGTGATGACCGCGTCGGCGTGTCGAAGGTGACGTCGGAACAGGTGCTCGCCATGCGCGAACTCTGGAAACGTGGGACGCAGCAAAAGCTAATCGCCGCAGTTCTCGCTGAGCAAGGCTCAGGTCTGTCGAATCATCAACGGAACAAGATGGGGTCACATATGAACGCGAATGCTCTGGACGTGAGAGAGGGGGACGGATGGCTGGCGTACAACGGGGACTCTTGCCAGGTGCTCACGGGGCTCGACGAGGAGAGCGTCGGGTACTCCGTGTTCAGCCCGCCATTCTTGGGCTTGTACTGCTACTCAAACTCGGAGGTCGACTTTTCCAACAATAAGACGGACGAGGACTTCTATTCGCAATACGAGTTCCTGATGCGCGAGATGTTTAGGGTGACCAAGTCCGGCCGGCTGATGAGTGTGCACTGCATGCCGATGCCCAGCAGCAAGGTCATGCACGGGTACATAGGTCTCCGAGACTTCCCTGGGGAGCTCATTCGATGCGCCGTTAACGCCGGGTGGATCTGGCACTCGATGGTCGTCATTCGCAAGGATCCCGTTCTTGCCGTTCAGCGCACGAAGGCTTTAGGTCTTCTTTGGAAACAACTTCGGAAGGATTCGGCGATGAGCCGAATGGGAATCCCTGACATCGTCCACACGTTCCGCAAGCCTGGCGTGAACGCGAGCCCTATTACACACACGATGGATTCATTCCCCGTAGCGCTGTGGCAGAAGTGGGCGGAGCCGGTGTGGACCGACATCGACGAGCAGGACACCCTGGAGTTCAGGTCGGCGCGCGAAGATGCCGACGAGAAACACCTTTGCAGCCTCCAGCTGGAGGTGATCCGACGCTGCGTGCGTCTCTGGTCCAACCCAAACGACGTCGTCTTGTCGCCTTTTATGGGCATCGGCAGCGAGGGATGCGTTGCACTGGAGGAAGGCCGCAAGTTCATCGGCTGCGAACTAAAGCCGTCGTACTACTCGCGCGCGGTTCGTCACCTCGCCGCGGCTGAGCCAAACGGCGTGGGTCGGCAGACGTCACTACTTGATCTCATCGATCGCAAGGAGGCCGCCAATGCTTAAGGAACTGCTCGAAGTCGAGCGCGCGGTGCGAGCCGTGCTTTCGGAAACCGTGTTCGCCGAAGCTCATTGCGGAGCGGAATTCGAGGGTGTCGGCAAGTGCCGCGCGCGCCAAACGAAGGCGACCGAATGTCCCAAGTGTGGCGACACTGTGAGCATCGACTTCGACTGCGACGCGGAGGTCGCATGCGACGCCCACTGCGACACCGACGTCGAAGTTGCGGTGGACCTGTCCGACGAGTTTCGCGATCTGCGCCTCGCTCTCGTGCAGCTCGACCTTGCGCGTGAGCGCGCAAAGGAAACCGCCCAGCATCAGGAGGTAGCGTCATGAAGCTGTCCGTCGCCAAGTCGTCTCTCGTTGCGCTCCTCACCCGTTGCTCCACCGTGGCCAAGGCGAAGAGCCCAGCGCCGATGCTCTCCTGCGTGCGGCTGGACGCCGCTGGCACGACGCTCACCGCGCAAGCCACGGACCTCTACGAAGAGGTCACCACGCGCGCAGAAGCCGTCGTGACGAAACCGGGGGCGATCGCGGTTGGGTGTCGCGAACTGCTCGACCGCACGAAGTCGATGCCCGATGGGCTCCTGACGATCGAAGTGGTCAAGGACAAGCTCGTGCTCACCGCCGGCAAGCGCAAGCACACGCTGCCGTCGATGGGCGCGGACGACTTCCCGGCCGTGGCCGACTACCCTGGACTAGGCTTCCACGTCCCTGTGGGCACCCTCGCCGGTCTGCTCGATCGGACCAAGTTCGCCATGTGCGACTCACCCGAGCGGGCCAACATCTACGGCGTCTACCTCGAGTGCCTGGACGGCTCGATGCGGGCGAGCGCCACCGACGGCAACCGCATGTCTCGCGCTACCGCGGCCGTAGAGGCGTCGAAGGCGCTCCCGCCGATGCTTCTCTCGCACGAGGCCGTGAGCGCGCTGGCGGGACTACTGGGAGCCAATGGGGACGCCGTGGTGTCTGCGACTGCAGAGCGCGTGTTCATCGCGCTGCCGGATCTCACCTTCGCGTGCAAGCTCGTGGCGGCACAGTTCCCCGCGGCGCACATCGACTTCGCTCTGGCCGTCGAAGCCCCGAAGCGAGTTCTCGCGCCGAAGCAACTTCTGCTCGACTCGCTTGCATCGGTCGAGAAGGGCTCTGGAGAAGGCGCGCTCCGCGGGCTGCTCAAGCTCTCCTTCGAGGAGGATTCGCTGCGGGTGTCGGCCGAGGGCAAAGGCGCCGCGGAAGACGACATCGACGTGGTCTACGCCGGCAAGCCGTTCGCGGTGGGCGTGTCGTACCGGCTGCTCGCCGACGCGATTGCCGCGTGCCACACCGACGAGGTGCAGCTTGCCATCGGGGGTGAGCTCGACCCCATCTTCGTGCGTCCGGTGGAGTCGGACGCGGTTGTGGGCGTCGTGATGCCCTCAAGGATCTAGGCCACATGGCGGGGAGGATACGAAGCATCAAACCAGAGCTTCTCGAGGATGAGCTCGCCTCAGGGCTGAAGGATGCCGCGTGGCGTCTTTACGTGTCGTCTTGGCTGCTTGCGGACGACCACGGCAGGTTCCGCGCTGGACTGAAGGCGCTCGCGTCGAACGTTTGGCAGGACACAACGAAGGAGGGTCACGCGGAAAAGGCGCTCAACGAATTGACAGCCAAAGGATTCCTGAGACTCTACGAAGTTGAAGGACAGCGGTACGCGGAAATCAAGCCCCGGGCATGGCGCGCGCATCAGCGCATCGACCACCCCGGAAAGCCGAGAGTACCCGCGCCGTGTGAATACGATAACTTAGACGCCGTTTCTCGGCCTCTCTCGGAGAACATCCGAGACTCTCGGGAGCTTTCGGACAGTCTCGGCCCTCGCGCGCACGCGGGGGACCTCCGACCTCCGACCTCCGACCTCCGACCAACGAACACCGACCGAGGTTCTCTGGCGGCTGACGCCGCCAGCGTTCTCGGTTCGCCATTCGTGCCCACGCTCGTGCCGCTCGATCCGCCAAGGGATCAGCCCCGCGAAGTCTGGGACCACTACGTCGCAGGTTGGCACTCGAAGATTCGAGGAACTCGCGAGCCAAAGCTCACCGACGGGCGGCGACGGTTGGCGAAGACCAGGCTCGGAGAGTTCTCCAGCGACGACCTGAAGCTGGCTATCGACGGAATGCTTTCCAGCGATTGGCACCTAGAAAATGGCCACATCAGCTTCGAGCTCGCGCTGCGCGACGCGAAGCACATCGAGCAGTTCATCGCTCTGGCTGGCCATGGGCGAACGAGCGGACACCGAGCGGCGGCGGCGCCGGCCGAATCGCTCATCGACCGGATGAATCGCGAAGAGCGCCAGCGTCGGATGGGTGGCCTATGACGATCCGCCGAGAGCTCCCACACGACGCTGAAGCCGAGCTCGACCTACTCGCCAGAATCCTCCAGGACCCGCCTGGGCAGATTCATCTCGTCGCCGATCTGCTTCGACCGAGCCACTTCTTCAAGCCGCGTCACGAGGCTGTGTACTCGGCCGCGATGGGAGTGCTCGACGCGGGGCAGCCCGTCGACGTTGGCAACGTGCACGCGTGGCTTCGGGACAAGGGGCTGCTCGATGGCAAGGATGAGGCGCAGCGGACGGTGCGCGAGCTCCTACTTGCCGACCTCCAGTTCCACGTCCCGGACTTGAAGACTGAGGTGGCAGCCAAGCGCATTCGGGACAAGCACGCACTGCGACAGCTATCGCTTGCTGCCGAACGACTGTCGATAGCGGCCACGTCGCCCATCGACGACGCCGAGGCGTTCTGCGAGCAAGCCGAGGCGGCGCTGCACGCCATCTCGGCCGAACTGCGAGACGGCTCAAGGGAAGACGACGTCTACTCGCTGCACGACCTGGTGACCGAGATGGCCACCGACATGGCGGCCGGTGCCAAGCGGCAATTCGTTCCGAGCGGGTACCGGGATCTCGACGAGGACATGGGCGGGTTCGAGAGCGGGTTCGTCACCGTCTTCGGCGCTCCTACGAATTGGGGCAAGAGCAACTTCGCCGTCATGGTCGCCGATGAGGCGGAGCGCGCCGGCAAGAGCGTCCTCGTCGTCACCTTCGAGGATTCGCCCAAGCTTTACGGCAAGCGCTTCTTGACGCGCAGGCAGGACATCAGCTCTGCTGGGCTGAAGAATTACGCGCTGACCGACGGCGACTACTCGAAGATGGTTGGGTTCGTCCAAGAGGCATCGCACAGGTACCGTCACCCGTTCGTCCTGAAGGCAAACGGGCGCCCGATTGAGAATGTCGCTAAGCGAGTGCGTCGCATCTGTCAAAGCCGCAAGGTCGACCTCATCGTGTGGGATTACCTGCAAGCGGTGAAGTGCCGCGAGCGTGTAAGCAACAAGCGGGAGCGCGTCGAGTTCTGCGCCCGCGAGATTACTGACTGCACGAAAGACCTGGGGGCAGCAGGACTGCTCGTGTCCCAGTTCAAACGATTGGAGCCCGCCGAGGAGCCGACGATGCACGACCTGAAAGAATCGGGTGACATTGAGAACGGGGCGGAGGTGATCCTCCTAGGGTTCAACGACCGCGAAGGGATTCCGCGCGTGCGGCTAGCAAAGAACAAGGATGGCGAGAAGGGGCTTGACTACAGCCTGCGCTGGAATCCGCGGAGCGCGTCGCTTTGGGCCGGCTCTCGACTGTTTCCTGAGCCTAAGCAGCAAGCGAGGCGGCCATGACCCTCACCGACACATGCACTTGCGGCGCGCACGTCATCACGGCCGAGACGCCGTGGGGCCATCGCATTCAGCTCATCGCGGTACCGCACGCGGGCAAGTACATCGTGCAGAAGGGCATCGCGTACGAGCGGCGAGGACCGACGGCGACCGTGGAGGGTGAGGAGTTCGATGAGCACGTGTGCACGCCAGCGGTGGTGAAGACGGTAGCGAAACTGAAGCTCGTGAAGAGCAGGAGGGTGAAGCGATGATCACGCAAGAGACTGTGCAAGCGGTGGCCGATGAGATCTACGCCGTGCTCAAGCGGCATGGGGTCTCGCTAGCGTTCGAAGAGGACTACGACCTACGCATTGAAGAGTACCAGGCGCCAGGCGACGTCTACGTGTGGACCGACAACAACGATGCGGACGGGGGGTGGTTCGACGCGACCAGCAAGGAGGTGGCACCATGAACACGCCGACGGTCTACATCTCCGCCGCGCTGCTCGAGGTTGAGTACGCGGCGACCATTCGCAGCGAGCTCGCGAGGCTCGGAGTGCCCAACACGTCGACGTGGATCGACAAGGAGCGGACTGGTAATCACGTCGATCCATCCGAGCCGACGAAGCGCGCCGAGCTTCTGAATGCGAACATGATCGACATCGAGCGAGCATCAGCTGTCGTGTTCCTCGCTCACGTCGGTAACCCGCGCGCCGGCCATTGGGACACCTGTTGGGCGCTCGCGCGCAACAAGCGCGTGTTCTGGACCGTGGATGGGGACAGGGGGATGAACCTCTGGACCGCGCATCCGAACGTAACCATCATCACGCGCGCCATCAACACAACGCAGCTGGCCACCAAGCTGGCATCGGCCATCCGCCGAGAGCTAGGCGGGACGAAGGCGAGGGTCGCGTGAAGACGACGATGAGTGCGGCTCAGGTGATTGACGTCCTGAAGAAGGACGCGTTTCGAACGCCGGCTCACGCTTGGCTGCATGAGGTCAGGAATCAGACCGGCTATGGTCGTCAGGTGCGCAGCGCAGACGCGCTGGTAACGTCATTGTGGCCGTCTCGTGGCGTCTGGTTTGCTGGAGTGGAAGTAAAGGTCAGCGCCACAGATTGGAAAAAAGAACTCGATGATCCAAGCAAGGCGGCTGAGATTCAGCGCTTTTGCGATTACTGGTACGTGGCCGCACCGGCAGGCGTCATCAAGTTGGCCCAGGTTCCGGAGCGGTGGGGCTTCTACGAAGTAGCCGGCGGCAAGGCAACACTGGTCAAGGAGGCGCCGCGTCTCACGCCTGAGCCACTCACGGCTGAGTTCGTGGCGAGTGTCATCCGAAACGCCTCTTCGGCTCAGGCAAACCTAATCGATCAGGCGAAGATCTCGGCTACCGAGGCGACGATGGCGCGCGTCGGCACAGATGCAGTGACAGCTCTTCAGGAGAAGCTGTCCGCCGCTCTCACGGAAAAGAACCTAACAGATCGGCAATTGGAGTTCGCTAAGCGAGACCTAGCATCGCTCAGAGACGCGGTCAGGATGTTCGAGAACTCCGCCGGACTTCCGCCACACACAATCGGCAACGGTGGCAGCTACATGGGGCGTTGCGGGATTGGTGAACAGTTCAAAGTCGCGGCCATCTTGGCGCGACTGAGGCCGCGGCAGCTCGCAGAACAGCTAAGGGATATTGCGCACAGCCTCGAAGCTGTCGAGCCGGCAGAAGCCAAGGAGGTCGCATGAGCCGCAAGTGCGCCCGCTGCGGCGTCGAGAAGCCGCTCTCCGACTTCTACCGCTCGAACAACGTTGCGAGCGGCTACCAGTCACGGTGCAAGCGCTGCGACGGCGCGGGTGCGGCGAGCCGATGGCTGCTCAGCCTGGCCAGCACGCAGCCCACGCAGGGCGGAGGCTGCACGCTCGAAGAGGTCGCGGTAGCGCTTGGGGTGTCGAGATCACGCGCGGCGCAGATTGAGCGCTCAGCGCTCAGCAAGCTTCGGCGACTTGCCGAGCGGAGAGGGGTGCGACCATGAGCAGCAGCGAAGAGCAGTTGGCGTTCGTCGTTCGCGTGCTTGCGCTGGGAGACGGCTTTAATCTGTACGGCGATCTATGGGATAGCATCTGGTGGCGAACGGATGACGAGTACGCGCCAGTCACGTTCATGGTCAATTGCAACGACCTGTTCTATTGGGCGTGCTCGGACTGCGAGAGACTGGGAACGCAGGCTGACATCGACGGACTCACGACTGCAGTAGGGGACGTACGGGAGGCTCTTGGCGTGGCGCGAGGTGAGTGGCCACGTGACACGTCAACGAACGACATGGCGGTGTGGAGCGAGCTGTTCAATGCCCACTACAACGCGGGCAGCACTGGCGCCCAGCTGTGGTGCGCGCGGAAGCGAGGAATGAGGCCACAACGCCCATGCCTCAAATACATGCGTCCAGAAGTTCTTGCGCTGTTCCTGGCATGCGGGCCTGAGCGCGACCGAAAGGACGAAGGGTGATCACGATGAGCAGCAACGACGAGATCGAGCGACGCTTCGCAGGCTCGTGGAACGACGGGATGTCGCACGAGATCATCCGCGCGATGCGCGTGGCGCTGAACGAGCGCGAGCACTTCCGCCGGCAGGTGGACGAGCTGCACGTGAGCAACAGCCAGCTGCTCGAGCGTGCGCGCACGGCGGAGCGGGCGCTTGCCGCGCTGCAGGCGCAGCAGCGGAGCGACACCATCCCGGCGCCGGCGGATGAAGACTTCGACCCGCGCGGGCTGTCGCTTGATGAAGTGCTTCGTGCGCAAGAGCGCGAGCGCCGTGTGCCGCGTAGGACGGAGGCGATGGGCATCATCGCCGTTGGCGACACGGTCTTCTTCACCCGGCCCAACGGCGATGAGGTGAAGCCGTGAAGCTCAAACCAGGCGAGCGCGACGAGCGCGGGCGGAAGTTCATCGGGTGGTGCGTACGAGCGGAAAAGAGAGGTCTAGTCGCAGACGGCGTGTTCACCCGCGCCGATACGGTTGACTCGGCGTGGAAGGATTGGGACAAGCGCAAGGTCACGCGACTATTCGTGAAGCCTTCCGCCAAGACGCGTGCGCTGCTCAACCTGGTGCAAGCCATTGAACAGCAGTGGCATTGGAATCCTGTAGATTCTGCAGTTGCTGCTGCGATCCAAGCGGCAAAGGATGTGCTCGAGTGACCCTCCTCGACGTCGCCATCTTCACCGCGTTCGTCGCCATCGCGTTCGCCTGGGTGCTGTGGTCCGAGCTCCGCGGCGCTCACCAGACAATCGCCTACCTCGAAGGCCGCGTGGAGTTCTACCGGTCGGAGACGCATAGCCTGCAGCGTACGCTCGGGCTGCGCTCGGCGAGCGGCGTGGTCATCCCGCTGCGTGGGCTCCGCGGGCCGAAGGAGGGCGCGTGATGGCCCGCCACGCATGCGGGTGCACGTCGCGCAAGCCGTGCGAAAAGGCCGCGCGCATCCTCGCCCGCGATCGACTCCGAGGACACCTCGTCCAGCACCTCAGCGTCACGCCGAGAGCCAAGCCGCGGCGGCAGTACCGTCGAGGCATCGCGGGCGGGGTGGCTGCGGGGCTCGCCGAGACGAAGGCGCGCGTTGCGGCGATGCGGGCAGCTGCGAAGGGGGCACCTTGAGCGGCGGCGTGGTCAAGGCGGCGCTCGCGGTGGCTCGGGCGAGCAAGCGGGCGTCCGGGACCCAAAAGCGCGCCAGCGGGCGAATAGGCACCGTGGCGGCAATGGTCGCTTCGCTGCCCAGGCGGCCCATCATGGGAACGTGGAAGGTCTGCCTCGCGATCCGCACGTCGAATCCGAACAACGGCGCGACCGGCAACACCCGATGGGCGGGCATCGCCAAGACGCGCAAGCGGCGCGAGCAACGGCTCGGCACCAAGAACCTGCTCATCGCCCTGCTGGGTCCTCGCCCGCCGATGCTGCCGGTGGAGGTCACCGTGCGCCGTGTCGCACCGTCCGCTGGGCTCGACCCCCATGACGGATTGGGGGCCTCGCTCAAGAGCGTCATCGATGGCATCGCCGACTGGCTCGGACTGCCGAAGGACCGCGATCCGCGCGTGCGGTGGGCGCTCGACCAGCGACGGGGGAAGCCGGGAGAATACGCGGTGGATGTTGAGATTCGGGCGGTGTGCCCATGCGAGACCGACGTTGCCGACCCTGGCCCGACGCACATCGCGTCGTGCCAGTGGAACGACCCAGAGCGCCCGGACGGGTGCCCGTTTTGAAGGGAGACGAGCGATGAGTGAAGACACCAAAGGAGGCGAGTGATGGTTGACCACCACCCTGGAGACCCGTGGCCGCCTGGTTCGCCGCGACCTGTCGATCCACCGCTACCGAGGAGGCAAATGATCGAAACGACGATGGGACATGTTGACTTTCTGCCGGAGCAGGCGGCAGCGATGATCGGTCTCGCTGCGCTGGCCCAAGCGATGGGCGTTGAGCTGAGCACAGCCGACGTGTGCGCCATGGTGCTTGGACCGCTGCTCAACGGGAAGGCGATGCACGACGTCGACGCTGCGCGCGCGGCGATTCGGGTGTTCGTTGCGGATAAGAAGGGAGGCGAGTGATGCCGTGCATGGATGGACGTGAGAGCGAAGAGCGAGAGCAAGCCCGCCAAGCGGGCCGGCTGCTCTGTGAAGCGTGCCGGTTGCTCGATGGGCTCGGCGCTATGGCAGATGCGTCGCCAGAGCTTCGAGCGTGGTGGGCAGCGCACAAGGCAACAGATGCGAGGGCTGGAAGATGACGGCGGTGGTCGAGCGATAGGTCAACGTTTGAAGCGTCGAGCTGGCCTCGACGGGAAGGCGGGACGATGGGCATCTACAACGTGGGACGACGGGACAGCGCCACCAAAGAACTCGTGACCTACTTCGCGAGCTCGGAAAGCATCTTCGGGCTGCGCTCGAAGACTGAAGGGCTCATCCAGATGGCGTTGAGCGGAGGCCACTCGGGCGGAGCGAACGCAGCAGAGGACGCGATGATTCGCCTGGTCGACGACGCGGGCAACAAGGTGGGTGTGCAGCGCGCGGTGATGGCCGCGCTCCACGTCATCGGCGAGCTCCACCGCACCGTGCTCTGGGCAGCGCACGGCCACTTCACCGCGCCGCCCGAGGTCAAGCGCGAGCTCGGCGGCGTGGAGCGCGTGGCCCTCATGACCGCCGCCGCCTCAGCGGGTTACGCCGCGGGCAAGCGTGACGGCGAGACTTTCGAGGCGTGGCTGGTCCGCCAGTGCCGCAAGCCCGACCAGGTGAAGGCCATCGGGGACCAGGCGACGACGATGCTCAACGCTGCGCACGCGGCCTACGCGACCGCCAGGAAGCCCGAGGAGGGATCCCGCGGCGTCGGAGCGTTCAGGCAGCAAACGCGCGCCACGCGAGCGCCGGTTGAGCGCAAGTCAGTGGGCGACGCCTTTGACCCCAAGGGGTGGCGACCGTGACCGGCGCCGAGCCGCGCAGCACCGGAGTGCCCCACGAGAAACCTCTCGAGGGGTGGAAAGCCATCGCCCAAGAGCTGCACCTGAGCGTGGAGACCGTCCAGCGGTTGGCACGTCGCAACCGCGACCCGCTGCCCGTCTGGAAGTTCATTCGAACGATCGTCGCGTGGCGATCGGCCATCGAACAGTGGCAAGCGCGCAACCTACTACCGCTTACAGTCGCCGACCAGTTGGAGAGCTTGGACCACACCCCAACCGCCGACGGCTTACCACCTCGTGACAGGTCGGTACGCGGCGCGGCTTGAAACTAAGTCGTTCCGATGACTGAACGCGACAGGACGAGGTCTCTAGTCAACTTCTCGAGACGCGGGCATCCTCGGTCATGCTCGCGGGTGTGTGCGTCCCCAGGACTGCTACAGCGAGCGCCAGCCTGCAAGGCTCCACTCGCCACAGCCGCCTGAGACCCAAGTGCCGCGCAGCGAAGCTCAGCCGGCCCCGGTAGGAGCCTGCGAAGCGTCAGCAACGACGCGCGGCGGCAGAACTCGGTGTAGCGGTCCACAATGCCGGCAGCGTGGCACGGCGACCGACCACCATCAATCGGACGAACGGATGACACGACGCCCCGACGAGCGCACCCGGCAGCAGCGCGAGACCAACCGCGCTGACCGCGACAACGACGAGCTGCACCGCGCGATGGCCAACGTCGCCGAGTGGAACGGCTCGACGTCGCAGGCCATTCGAAGCGTGTACCTGACCGAGGTGCGAAGAGGCACCGGTTGCAAGGTGCTCACGTGAAGACGCTGCTCTGGTGGCTCACCGTGCTCGCACTGTGGACACTGGGGCTCTGATGGCGGAACTGACCATCCCGCTCGCCAACGTCGAAGCCGAGGCGGTCAGCGTGCCGCGCGCGCCGAAGAGCAGGACGCCGCTGCTCAGGCCGGACGGCGCGGATCCCGCGGCCATCGCCAATCTCGAAGCGCTGCCGAGGCCCAAACGGCCACCGGGGAGACTCTGATGATCCATCGCCTCACCGACGTGCACAACTGGGTCCTGCTCGCGGCCCTCGGGTTCGTGGTGTGGATCATCAGCCTCATTCCCAAGCCAGCCATCTTCAACACGGTGCTCTTCGGTCTCGCCATCTTCCTTGTGGTGATGTGGGTCCTTGGCGTCGTGTCGCTCCCGACGTTCTGAACCACACAATATTGGGCGCGCGGTCGTGATCATCCTGCTCCTCGTCTGGTCGGTGCACGTGAGCGGGATCCGGAGCGACCACGTCGTCTAGTCGAACACCACCCGCACTCTCACCCGATAGAATCCACATATCGAACAGGCCCCCGGCTTGTCGACGTAGTAGGTCTGACCCCCCTCGCTGTCAGTGGCCAGGCTGCGGTCGGCGCCAGCCAGCAGCTCCAAGTCGACTGGAGCCTGGCAGCGGTTGCAGTTCGCACGAATGTCGATGGCCAAGCTCACCAGGTGGACTCTGCCACGTGGGAGCGGAGCCGACGATACTGAACGCTGAGCAGGACTGAACGAATGCCGAAGCCGAAGTACTCCCAGGACTGGTCGAGCGCTTCGAAGCCGGGCGCTTCAGGTGAGAAGGCGGAGCGGGCGGAGCAGTCCAAGCCGGCTGCTCAACGCACGCGCGCGCGCAATCAGCTAGTCGCGCCGCTCGATAAAACGTCGCGCGTTCGGGAGATCGTGAAGCTCATGTCCTCCGGGATGTGGGTGACCGGCGTCACGGGCGGAGACCTTGCAGAGCAGTGGGGCGTTGCTGAGAGCACGCTCGAACGGGACATTGCCACAGCGCGCGACCTGGTTCGGGGCGCGGTGTGCGACATCGACGAGATCCGCGCGCGCATCATGGCGACGCTGGAGACCATCACGGCTCGTTCGATGGAGAGCGGACAGATGCGGACCGCGGTTGAGGCGATTCGCACGTTGGCTGGCGTGACCGGCGCTGAGGCGCCTAAGCAGGTGAACGTTGGCGGGAACCTTTCAGAGCTCCTCGCGCTCGGACTTGGTTCGGGCAGCGAAGAGCCTCCTAAGCCGCTGGGCGAATAGCCCCGAGACGTTTGCGCTTGAGGCGCTTGGCACCAAGCTATGGGCCAAGCAGGTGGAGATCGCGCAGTCGGTTGTGCGGAACAAGCGCACGGCGGCAAAGAGCGGTCACAAGATCGGCAAGTCGACGGGTGCTGCGGCGCTCGCGCTTTGGTGGCCAATTACCCGCTACCGTGGGCGCACCATCATCACCGCGCCAGCTGGGCACCAGATCCGCAATATCATCTGGCCCGAGATTCGCCGGCTGTACCAGGGCGCCGCGTACCCGCTCGGTGGCCACTGCTCGCCAGATCCATCTCGCGGTCTCGAACTCCCAGGCGGCGGCGGCATCATTTGCGTCACCACCGATGAGGCGGAGAAGCTCGCCGGGCTAAGCGGTCCGAACCAGCTATTCATTGTCGACGAGGCCTCGGGCTTCGACGAGCGACTATGGGCGCCCATCTTTGGCAACATGGCCGGCGGCGGTCGGCTGCTCGCTCTGGGCAACCCAACGCAGACGAGCGGCACTTTCCACGAGGCGTTCAGCACCAAGCGGCACATGTGGTCCACGTTCACCGTATCGAGCGCTGAGACGCCGAACGTAGTGACCGGCCGAGCAATCATCCCCGGGCTCGCTGAGCGAGGATGGGTGCTCGACATGCTCGAGGAGCATGCTGGGGTAAAGCTCCCAGCCTCCTCGTCGCTGGAAGAAATCCTCGAGGCGCTGAACAAGACCGGCGACGACTCGCCGTTCCTCAATGTGCGCGTCAAGGGCGAGTTCCCGGCGCAGGGCGAAAACTCTGTCTTCGGTTTGCGCATCATCGACGACGCCTGGAAGCGTTGGACGGCGACTCCGCCGAATGCCCCGCTCAGCTTCGGCGTAGACCCAGCTCGCTTTGGAGACGACGAATCTGTGATCGTGGGACGGCGCGGCAACTGGCTTTCTCCGCCAGAGGGTCACCGCAACCAGAACGGGCCCGACTTGGCCAACAAGGTCGTCGCGGCCATTCTCGCCGCCCGCCGGTCAGCGTTTGAGCCGTGCCGCGTCAAAGTCGACGTGAACGGTATCGGGTCCAGTTGTTTCGACCACCTCGCTGAGAGGGCGGATGCGCTGAAGTTCGAGGTCCTGCCGGTCAATTCGGCGGAATCGTCCGACGTGCCTGACAAGTACAAGAACCTCCGGACCCAGATGCACTTCGGGTTCGAGACGTGGCTGAAGGAAGGCGGGACGCTTCCTCACGACGAGAAGCTCCACGCGGAGCTCGCCGCGCCGAAGTATTCGTTCGACGAACGTGGCCGGTACGTTGTCGAGAAGAAGGACGAGATCAAGAAGCGCCTCAAGCGCTCACCCGACCGGGCGGACGCTGCGCAACTAGCCGTCTACGAGCCACAGGGCGCGCCCGACTACGACGACGCATTCGACAAGTACCTCCCCCGGGGCGCGATGTGACCATGGCCAACATCGCACGAGCTCGCAGCCGAGCCGCCGCCAACGATACGCGCGCGGAGAAGCTCACCAAGCCGCCCACCAACGTCGTCTTCGCTCCGCTACCGACGCAGCAGCTCAGTGCGTGGACGGTGGAAGGTGTGCGGCGCGCGCTCGACACCCACGAGCAGGGCTTCTTTGCCGACTCGGCCGCGCTCGTCGACGCGATGGGTCGCGACGACCGCATCAAGGGGTGCCTCGGCACTCGTGTCAAAGCCATCGTCGGCAAGAACGGCATCCCGTTCTCGATCCTGCCGAGCGACAACGTCAACAAGGCTCGCGGGCGTGTGACAGCGCGTCAGCTTACGCCGCTGTGGTGGGACATCTGCCCCGACTCAACCGTGGCCACCATCCAGGCCGACGTCACGATGCTCGGCGCGCACTTGTCGCGCATCGAGTGGGTATCGATCGGCGGCGCTTGGCTCCCGCGGCTTCGGCCGGTACCGGCGCACAACCTCTACTTCGACGAGACGCCGACCAACGGGCCACGCGGGTACTACCTGCAAACGCTCACCGGCCCGATCTACATCGATCCGGCCGATCCGAACTGGTTCCTGTACACCCCTGGTGGTGAGCGCGCGTGGCTGAGCGGCGCGGTACGCGCGCTCGGGCTGCCATTCCTGATGCGGCAGTTCTCGCATCGTGACTGGGTGCGCTACTGCGAAAAGCACGGCATGCCCATCATCACGGTGCAGGAGCCGATGGGGGCCGACGCCAACGCCACGAAGGAGGCGTTCTACAAGCGCCTAGCGAAGCTCGGGACCGAGACGGTCATTCGCCTCCCGACACGCACCGACGGCTCAGGCTTCAAGCTCGAAGTCATCGAGGCCAAGGACGGCTCTTGGCAGTCGTTCGACTCGTTCATCGCGCGGCTCGACGTGGCCGTCGCGGTCGTGTTGCTCGGTCAGAACATGACCACCGATCCGCAGGCGATGGCCACGGGCGTCACCAACGCGCGGCTGGTGCGCCAGGACTACCTCGACGCGGACGTGCAACCTCTCAGCACCGAGCTGCGCGAGCAGATCATCAAGCCGTGGGGCCGCTACAACATCTCCGGCTGGGACGACGAGCTCGCCCCATGGCCCACGTGGGACACCCGACCGCCCGAAGACCAGAAGGCCAAGGCGGCCACGCTGACCGCGGTGGGTGAGGCCATCGGCAAGCTCACCAGCCAGGGCATCCCACTGGACGTGCAAGCCATCTGCGAGCAGTTCACCATCCCGGTGTTGGCCGGCAAAGAGTTCGGCGCGGGCCAGTTCACCCGTACGCACTTCGACTACGGCATTGTCACCGTCAACCAGGTCCTTGAGCGCCTCGGCCTCGAGCCTCGCCCAGATGGCGACGTGCCAGTGAAGAGCCAAGCGAGCTCGTCGGCTCCGAAGACACCAGGCGATCCGAACACCCCGGACGGCGAAGACCCCGCGCCCGACGAGGCGCCGCCGCCCGCAGACGAGGGAGACCGCAACGTGGACCATCTCGACGAGCGAGCGCTGAAGGAAGACGGCTTCACCGAAGGGCAAGCCTACGCCGACGAGCTCGCAGCCGATGGGCGCGACGCGGGAGCAGACGCGATGGCCGCCGACCTCGACGTGGTTCTGACCGCGGTGCGCACCGCCAAGGACTACGCCGACCTGCAAGCCAAGCTGATCAAAGCCTACCGCGGCATGTCCGCCGATGGCCTGGCCAAGGTGACTGAGAAGGCGATGATCATGGCCGAGCTCGCGGGACGCTACGCCACGCTCAAAGACCTGTGAAGTGGGGCGCCGCGGCCGAGGTCGCCAAGTTCGACGCCGCGGTCAATTGGTTCCGTAAGCGCACACCGGTCAGCCCGGCGACTTGGAGCTACCTGAACGCCGACGCCAAGCGGAAGGCGTTCAAGGTCGCGGGCATCGCGCAGCTCGACCTCGTGGCCGAAGTGCAAGCAGCGGTCGCGAGAGCGGTCGAAGACGGCACGTCGTTCGAGACCTTCAAGCGGGCCATCGAGACCAAGCTCATCGCCGCGTGGGCCGGCTCAGTGGCCAACCCGGCGGCTCGCCTAGACACCATCTTCCGCAACGGTGTGCAGTCGGCATACTCCGCCGGCCGGTATCGGCAGACGACCGAGCCGAGCGTAAAGAAGTTCCGGCCGTACTTCCGGCTCGACACCATCGCCGACCATAGGCAGTCGCCTATCTGTCGCGCCCTGACGTCCCCGCCGATTGTGCTGCCTCAGGACGACCCGTTCTGGGCGTCCCACGTGCCGCCGCTTCACCATCGGTGCAGGAGCGGGATTCGCGCGCTGCGCACCAGCGAAGCCGAGAAGCTCGGCATCACCGAGAAGGCGCCCGACGTTGAGCCCGGCAAGGGCTTCGGCGGGCGCCCCGATGAGAGCGAGTGGCAGCCCGATCTCACCAAGTACCCGCTGAGCCTGGTCAACGAATACAAGGCCAAGCCCAAGCCGCCGAAGAAGCCGCGCAAGCCGTAACGCGCAAAGGAGCATCCACATGCCGCACGTAAGCGACGCTGAGTTCTGGGGGTACGACCCCGAGAAGAAAAAGAAGAGCGGCTGATGGGTGACATCGGCGTCCCCACGGACCTGCTCGAGTACACGAGCTTCGGTTCGCCCATCAACCTGTACGCGGTGAAGAACGCGGTCGTGCGTCGCCTGAACGTCATTGCGGGCAGCGGCACCATCACCGTCAAGATGTCGTCGAGCGGCGGCGTTGCGCGCGTGCTGACCGTTGGCACTGGCGACGAGTTGCTCGGCGAGTTCATGACCATCGACTCCGTTAGCGGCGTCACCAACGTGAGGGCTTCCTGGTGAGCGAGCTCCTCCGCACAGTCGCCGACTTCCGAGCCGTCAACGAAGAGACCCGCACCATCGACGTCGTTGCGTCGACCGACGCGCTCGACTCGCACGGCACCATCCTCGAGCAGAAGTGGGACCTCACCCGCTACCTGCAGAACCCTGTCGTGCTATGGGCTCACAACTCTGGGCTCGGCACGCCGGAGCCGCCTATCGGTTTTGCCAGCGACGTGCGAGTCGAGAACGGCCAGCTGAAGGCGACCGTCACGCTCGTCGATGAGAAGGCCTCCGCGCTCGCCGAGAAGGTGTGGCAGGGCGTCAAGCAGAAGAGCATCCGCGGCTTGTCCGTTGGCTTTCGCTCCAAGACCACGCGTGTCGAGAAGAGGGATGACAAGGAGATCGTAATCCTCACCGACAACACGCTGTTCGAGATCAGCCTGGTCCCGGTGCCCAGCAACCCCGACACCCTCGCCGCCATGCGGTCGCTTGCGCTCGAGTCGAGCCACGCGGCTGAAACCTCAAAGACCACCGCCCACATGGGCACGCAGGAGACAACCAACATGCGCAACGTTGCCAAGGCCCTCGGCCTATCCGAAGACGCGTCCGAGGCCGATGTGCTCGCTCGCATTGCCGTACTCAATACGCAGACCCGAACGCTCGACGTCCACCGCTCCGCCATCGACGAGCTCACCGGCAAAACCGGCAGCGAGTCGGTCGGCACCGTGCGCGGCTGGAAGGACGAGGCCGCGCGCGCAGGCGAACTCGCTCGACGCGCTGCAGAGCTCGAGGCCGCTGCGGTCCTGCGCTCGGTCGAAGCCATGCTCGATGCGAAGATCGCCGAGGGCTACGTGGAGCCGGCCAAGCGTGCCTCGCTGCTCAAGATTGGCATGCGCGACGTCGAGGACCTTCGTTCGTACCTCGCCGAGTGCAAGACCAAGATCGTCAAGATTGGCGATGCGCCGCCCGAGCTTCGCTCCCCTGGCGACGGGGCCGACGTTACCACCGTGACCGACGAAGACCGCACGTTGGCCAAGGCGTTCGGCACAACGGTTGAATCTGTCCTGGCCGACAAGAAGCGGGCTGCTGAATCCAAGCGCGTCGCCTAATTCGCGACCCACGAAAACTCAAAGGAGATACCGACAATGGCTGCTCTCACTGCTGCACGTGACACGAAACGATCTGGCGAATACCAGAGGAACGACAACCTCGGCGTCGCAGCAGCGACGAAGATCTACCAGGGCTCGATCGTTGTTCGCAACGCCGGCGGCTACGCTGCTCCCGCCACCGCTGCGACAGGCCTGCTCGGACTGGGGCGAGCCGAAGAGACTATCGACAACACGGCAGGCGCCGCTGGCGCGCTGAAGATCGAGTTCACGAGCGGGACGTTCTGCTACGTCAACGGCGAATCGATCACCAACGTGTCGATTGGCCTGGCTGCGTACGCCAACGACGACCAGACGATCT